TTAGAAAGATGATTGCTGATGGGATTAAGATTGATATGATTTTATTAGATTATATTGATTGTGTTTTACCTGTTAATACTTTGGCGGATGAATGGAAGTCTGAAGGTTCGGTGATGAGAGCGTTTGAGGCTATGTGTCACGAACTTAATTTAGTTGGATGGACAGCAACACAAGGTAATAGAAGTTCAATTTCTTCTGAGGTTGTTACAACTGACCAAATGGGTGGGTCAATTAAAAAGGCTCAGGTGGGTCACGTAATTATATCAGTTGCTAAAACTCTCCAACAAAAAGAGATGAAATTAGCGACTATAGCAATAACAAAATCAAGGATTGGTGATGATGGGATTGTGTTTGAAAATTGTAAATTTGATAATGGAATGTTGGAGATTGACACTGAAAGTTCGGTTACATTTTTAGGGTTAGAAGAACAACACGAAGAAAGAAATAGACAGAGAATTAAAGATTTATTAGATAAACGAAAAGAACGAGAACAAAAAAAATAAATTATGGAAAAGATATTAAAACCAAATAACGATAGATTTGTTATATTTCCTATAGAACATAATGATATATGGGAATTTTACAAACAACATCAGGCTGCGTTTTGGACGGCGGAAGAGGTTGATTTAAGTAATGATGTTAGAGATTGGGAAAATCTTTCAGATAATGAGAAATATTTCGTTAAAAATATATTATCATTTTTCGCGGCATCCGATGGTATTGTAAATGAAAATTTGGCTGAAAATTTTTATAGAGAAGTCCAATATCCTGAAGCTAAATTTTTCTACGGGTTTCAATTAATGATGGAAAATATACATTCATTAATGTATTCATTATTGATTGATACGTATGTTACTAATCCTGCTGAGAAAGATGAGTGTTTTCATGCAATTGATAGACTACCAGCGGTTCAAAAGAAAGCAAAATGGGCTTTAGAATGGATTACAAATGCGTCTTTCCAAGAAAGACTTATAGCATTTGCTGCGGTTGAAGGTATTTTCTTTTCAGGGTCATTCTGTTCTATATTTTGGTTAAAATCAAGAGGTATAATGCAAGGTTTATGTAATGCAAATGCTTTAATTTTTAAAGATGAAAATTTACATTGTGATTTTGCTATACATTTGTTAAACAATCATATTCAGAATAAACCAAGTCAGGAAAGAATAAAAGAAATTTTATTATCTGCGTTAGAGATTGAGAAAGAGTTTATTACTGAATCTTTACCTGTATCTTTAATAGGTATGAATCAAAATTTGATGAAACAATATTTAGAATTTGTGGTTGATGGTTTATTAATTAAAATGGGATGTGATAAACATTTTAATGTTGAGCAACCATTTAAATTTATGGAACAAATAGCTGTTGAAACTAAAGGTAATTTCTTTGAGTCAAGAACTATGGAATACCAAAAAGCTAAATTAAATGAAACTATTTCATTCACTGATGAGTTTTAATCAAGAAACAATTTTAATAATAGATAAAATGATGTCGTTAAAAATTAAAAAAAGAGACGGGGAAAAAGTATCTTTTAATCCGCAAAAGATTTATAGTAGGATTAAGAAAGCTTCTAAAGGATTGAATGTTAATTCTGATGAGATTTTTATTAAGGTGATAACTTCAGTACCTACTGAAGGTTTTATAACCACTAAGGATTTGGATAAATTAGTTTATGAGATTGCTGCTTCATATACAGGTAGTCATCACGATTATTCTAGATTAGCGTCTTCTGTGGCTATATCATCTTACCATAAGGAAACTGAAAGTAGTTTTACTAATACTATGAGAAAACTACATTCTGAAGGTATTGTAAGTGATAGATTAATAGGGATAATTGAAAGTTATGGTGAGGAAAGGGTTGATAATATTATTAATCACGACAATGACTATAATTTTGATTATTTTGCTTGGAAGTCATTATTGGAGATGTATCTTTTAAAATTACCTAATGGTAAAGTAATTGAGAGACCTCAACATATGTATCTTAGAATAGCGTTGTGGGTTACGGATTCTTTTGAAGATGCTGTTGAGTATTATAAATCACTTTCTAATCAATTAGTGTCTAAAGCAACTCCAATTATGATTAATTCAGGGACGTTAGTTCCTCAATTAGCTTCTTGTGTTTTACATTATAATGATTCTGATTCAAGAGAAGGGTTGTTAAAAACGTTAAATGATATATCAACATATTCTTCAGATGCTGCAGGTATTGGGTTATGTATGTCTAATCAAAGAAGTAAAGAGAGTAGAATTACCACGTCAGGGGGTTTTGCGGGTGGATTGTTAAAATATTTAAAAATTGTTAATGAGTCGTTAAGATTTTTTAATCAACAAGGTAGAAGACCTGGTAGTGCTGCGATTTATTTAGAGCCTTGGCATAAAGATATCATTGACTTATTGGAAATTAAAAAGAATACAGGAGCTGAAGAATTAAGGGCGAGAGATTTATTCACAGCTCTTTGGATACCCGATAATTTTATGAGGGCGGTGAAAAATAATGAAGATTGGTATTTGTTTTGTCCTAATGATATTAAAAAGAATGGGATAAAACCTCTTCAAGAGTGTTATGGGGATGAATATGAGGAAAATTATAAAAAAGCGGTTTCTTTAGGAATTGGGAAAAAAGTTAAAGCTCAAGATATTTGGACTAAAATTATAGAATCTCAGGTTGAAACAGGGGTTCCTTATTTATGTTCAAAAGACAATGCTAATAAAAAGACTAATCATCAAAATATTGGAGTGATTAAACAATCTAATTTGTGTAACGAGATTTATCAATATACTGATGAGAATACAACTGCGATTTGCACGTTATCTTCAATGGTGTTAAAAAATTTCATTGTGGATGGTAAGTTTGATTTTAAATTGTTATATAATGAAACTAGAAAAGTTGTAAGAACTTTAAATAAAGTTATCAATATTAATAGTTACTCAACCAAAAAAGGTAAAGATGGTGGATTATCTCAAAGAGCGATTGCTATTGGAACTCAAGGGTTGGCGGATGTATTTTACATTATGGATTATGTTTTTACCTCAGAAGAGGCTAGACGTTTAAATAAAGATATATTTGAGACTATCTATTTTGCGGCAATTACTGAAAGTAATCAATTGTGTAAGGAAGAAAGATATAAACCTTATGAGTTCTTTCAAGGGTCTCCAATGTCTAAAGGGGTTTTCCAATTTGATATGTGGGGGTTAAATGAATCTCAATTATCCGGATTTTGGGATTGGAATTCATTAAAAGAGAGTGTTAAACAATATGGTGTATGTAATAGTTTATTTACTGCTCAAATGCCTGTGGCATCATCGGCTAAGATTACGGGTTCATTTGAAATGACAGAACCGGCTCATTCGGCGTTATTTAATAGACGAGTTATAGGTGGTGAGATACTAATAGTAAATAAATATTTAATTAACGACTTTGAGAAGTTAGGTATTTGGTCTGAAGAGTTAAAGAATGAAATTATTATGAATGAAGGTTCAATACAGAATGTTAATTTTAATAATTATCTTGACGTTGAAGATAAAAACTATAATAAGAAAGTTAAACGAATTGAATTTTTAATACAAAAGTATAAAACGATTTGGGAGATTTCACAAAGAGAGTTGATTGATATGGCGGCGGATAGAGCTCCGTTTATTGACCAATCACAATCAATGAATATCTATATGGCGAATCCTACATTGTCTAAGATAACATCTTCACATTTTCACGGATGGGAAAAGGGGTTAAAAACTTTATGTTATTATGTAAGAACTAAGGCTATTTCAACAGGGGCTAAACATTTGGCGGTTGATATTTCTAAAATAGAAAAACCTAAATCTAATGTTGAAAAACCGAAAGTTGAAATTAATATCCCGACTAAACCAAAAGATTCTGAATTTGAATGTTTCGGATGTTCATCCTAATAAAAAAATAAAAAGAAATTAAAACTCTCAACAATGTTGAGAGTTTTTTATTTTTAAGTAGTTAAATAAATTATTGTAACATTATATTTATGTAATATGGCAGATGGGACAACATATGGTATTAATTTTCCATTTAAAGATTCTTTTGATGGAAAATATTTTGACTTATCTAATCAAACTGATGAAGAGATTAGGAGTAATTTAGTTCATTTATTATTAACTAGAAAGGGGACAAGATATTATTTACCTGATTTTGGAACTAGATTATATGAATTTATATTTGAACCTATGGATGGTCCAACATTTTCTGAAATAGACTCGGAAATAAGAGAATCGGTTAAAGAATACTTACCTAATATACTTATAACTAATATTAGTGTAACTCCAGCTTCTGAAGGTGAAGAAAATAAAGGTAGTTATATTAATGGTGATGATGAACGAGTTTTTAGAGTATCGGGTATAGGAACTAAAGAACATACTGCTAAAGTTAAAATTGATTACAGATTAACTGATGATGTATTTAACACTAGTGATTTTGTAATTATTAATATCTAATTTATATGTCAAATAAAAAAATATCTTACACAACAAGGGATTTTCAGTCAATTAGGACTGAATTAATAAATTTCACTAAAACTTATTATCCTGATTTAGTTGATAATGTTAATGATGCTTCTGTATTTTCAGTATTGTTAGATTTAAATGCTGCTGTAACAGACAATTTACAATTTAATATTGATAGAAGTATTCAAGAAACAGTTCTTCAATATGCACAACAAAGGTCGTCAATATATAATATAGCAAGAACTTATGGGTTAAAAATACCCGGACAAAGACCTTCAGTTGCTTTAGTTGATTTTTCAATTACAGTTCCTGCCAATGGTGATAAAGAAGATTTAAGATATTGTGGTATATTAAGAAGAGGTTCTCAGGTAAATGGTGCTGGACAAGTTTTTGAAACTGTTTATGATATTGATTTTACTTCACCGGTTAATGCTGATGGTTATCCTAATAGATTAAAGATACCTAATTTTGATTCTAATAATAAATTACTTAATTATACTATAGTTAAACAAGAAACTGTGGTTAATGGTATTACTAAGGTATTTAAAAAAGTTATAACACCTAATGATGT